ACTTTATGGGTGCGGCCGCCAGATATAAAGGCGACCATATGCTCACCACCTTAATGGTAGCAGAGCTTGCCAATTTACAGGCCTCATTTAAGGAGCAGTATAATCGCAGCTTTACCAGCCTCAAGGCTAATCAAATAGATGGCGACCTGCCCGCTGATGTCTTCGCGCTAATGAAAGAGATGGAATCTCTAGACGCGGCCAATGAATCAACCACACCATTAAAAGAGTTAAGCTATACAACAGAAAAGAAGGAGGCCTCATGACGGAAGACGCATTAATACTGATAACATATCTTGTTATTAGTGCCGCAATTTGTTTGTGGCTCATACTATAAATCAAGGGAGGTCAGAAATGGCCTCCCAAAATTTCGCCCTTCGGGCGGGTAGTGTCCTCGCTTCACTCGGCCTGTATTCCAGGGCGCTTCGCTTAGTTTGGAAGGAAGGAAGGACAGGCTGCGCCTGACTAGACTTACTCGCTTCACTCGCACAGGTTCGCTACGCTCATATGGCACAACACTATCAACACATTGCTATGACGTAGGGTAATGCAAAGGTTCCAGCCTAGTGGTTACAGTGTGTGTTACGCGGCGTCACTTAGCAGAACAGTGGTTTAATTTTAACTTAGAACTTGTACTATCTTTATATAAAAACCGTTTAGGAGAACGATCATGGACAATGTACAAAATGTAAAAGAATTACGTGCCATCGCTACGATGATGCTTAATATGGTATCAGGTAACAAGTCTAATGAGGCTTTAGGTGCTGTGTATGATAGCATCATGAACCTTAGCTATAAGATGCAAGATGCAGATGTTGCTGCACACAGAGCTAATAAATAATGGGGAATAATATGCCTAATAATTTTGTTAGAAGATCTGCGCTTACTAATAAGTTAAGTAGCATGATGATTGATGTGAGCTATGCCCAAGTAATGGCATGGGAGGAGGGTGGTGAGCTAATAAAAAATGCCTTGCCTTCACACCTCACAGCTGATGAGCGTGAGTTCCTGACGACAGGTATCACACCTAAAGAGTTGGCTGATATATGTGGGCCTTGGGAAGAGGAGCCACCCTGTGAAGGTGAGCTAAAACTGAACGGAAAGAACTAATAAATAAATTGTCTAGGAGGACATACAGTGGAAGTAACTATCCAAAGAGTACAAGAAGTTACAATAGAACCAGTCATTTACAACGGGTTCACAGTCAAACGTATAAAAATAACAGACGACACAGGATCAAGCTATCTAATCAAACTGTTTGGTAGCGATGCTGATAAACTAAAGTTTAATAACCTACCAATAAGAGATGAAAGGAGTGACAAGTAATGTTAGATTTCAATTCAGAGGACTACAACTTTCCAGTAGAACTACAGCCTGTCTTTACAGAAGAAGGCAATGAGATACAGAATCATAAGTGTGTGGTTCGCACAGATACAGGTGACACACTTGGCTTACACGGTAATCAATACCGTATCATACCACATGATGACGTTGTTAACTCAATCATAGATGGTGTCAACGCAGCTAACTTATCTACTGACTACGAAGTAAACGTAAGTGTTATAGATAATGGCCGCAAGATACGAGGTGAGATTGTATTCGGTGACATCATTCAACAGCCATCAGTAGGTGACATCATTAAGTACCGCATTAGTTTCTTTAATAGTTACGATGGGTCATGGGCATTTGCACAGCAAGCTAACGCTCTTAGGTTATGGTGTCTCAATGGATGCACAACACCAGATCTTATTGCGAGATCACGCTTCAAGCATACAGCATCAGTCGATGTATTAGGCAGCGCAGATAAAGTAATCTCTGGCGCTGACCACTTCATGAACAGAGCAGAAGAGTGGCAGTCATGGATGAAGTCACAGCTTAACGATGACCAAGCAGAGAACTTCTTTCGTAGCACCCTTTGCAAAGTAACTACTAAGCAGAAGCAAGTCGAGAAGACTAATGAACGTCAATTAGAAAACTTAATATCAGGTTGGCAAGACGAGGTTAGATTACTCGGTCGCAACAAGTGGGCATTGTATAACTGCCTGACCTCATGGGCCACACACACGAACGATCTTCGAGCCCCTCATGTGGCGAGATACAATCGTGAGGCTGCAATAAGTAATGCTATGCGTCACAACTTATGGACATCAATGAAGGAAGGTAGAGTAATATGAAGATGACACGTCAGCACTTTGAATACATTGCAGATAAGATTGGGCCACTAATACCGTGGCCCTCTCACTTGCATACAATTGCAGATGAACTTGAGAAAGATAATCCAAGGTTTAATAGAGCTAAGTTTATTGAACGAGGTACAACAGCATGGGAAAAGAACTTTGTCTTCCCTGTTGTTGATGATGAAATCCCTTACTAAACGAGGAGTTAGTTATGATTAAATTACAAGGCGTCCACAGATTAAAACGCATGATGATTGTGTGCCCTGCATGTGCAGGCGATGGGACTATAGACCTTGAAGTACCACGACCTCAGAATTTTAACCGAGACATTGGAGAAGTAGATGTTGTCAGCACTACATGCTATGCCTGTGATGGCAGGTGTGAAATCGAGATGGATGATTACGATGAGGATCTTGACAACGAAGAGTAGATCACTGCATTAGTGCAGCATGAAATCGTATCTCAAAACAATAACTCATCAAGCAGCAGAGGCTAAGGTCTCTCTGCTTAGATCTTTTCAACACGCAAAAATACCTACATCTACTTACTATAGAACAGTCAATGGAACATCCGAGATTCGATATGAGACTGCATTGAAAGTACATCATGCCATTGGAGAACTATACCTACTACAACAAGCCCGTGATTATACCAAGGGACTACGAGCCAATGGTAAAGATGTTGACAGACGCAAGGTTAAAGCAAGGCTTAAGCCAAGAAAGATTAGCTCATAAGATGGGCTGTACAACTTCAATTATCCACAAGTGGGAGAGCCACAAGAGGATACCATCAGGATTTATGTTAATATGCTGGCTGGATGCACTAGGTTATGACATCGAGATCAAGAAAAGGTAGCGCGTGCATATGCATAGCGTGCCAAGACAAGACACATTACTATGTAGCCCTGCTTAAAGAACATGGTGGGTCTACTGTTAAGCACTGGTTTGTGTGCCTTCACTGTTACGAGAACGACAGATGGCAAGAAGCTATATCCAAAATCAAACCACCTACCAAGCGCACCGAACCCAAACGTATAAGAAAACCCAGCGTCAAACTACAAGCTGGTGCATGGGAAAGCAGCATCGAGAAAGCAGTCAAGCCAACACTCGATTGGTAAGTTGTTAGCTATTTAGTTACCGATAAAAAATTAATTATGTAACCTAGACAGGAGAGCAACATGCTTATCTATGGTATAGACCCCGGATTTACAGGTGCAGTTAGCCTATATTGGACGGACACAGGTAAGCTTGAGTGCTACGACATGCCGACATTCAAGAATCCTAAAGGTAAAACTTTAATTAATTTACATGAGCTATTAAGGATACTCAGTAACGAGGCTGATGAATCATGCATAGCTGTAGTGGAACGTGTAAATGCTATGCCTAATCAAGGGGTTAGCAGCACGTTTAGATTTGGCCAAGGCTTTGGTCAATTAGAGATGGGCATTGCAGCTTGCAACTTACCCATTCAATATGTGAGTCCCGCAGTGTGGAAGAAACACTTCGGATTAAACAGAGACAAGGGTGTTAGCCGTGGGCTAGTGACGCAACGTCTTCCACAATACGCCCACCTATTTGCTAGAGTAAAGGATGATGGCCGAGCAGAAGCCACACTGATTGCTCTCTATGCAGCAGAGAAACTAATCTAAGGAGAACTAAGACATGAGTGAAGTATCACAAACAAATCAAATCAAAGCATACCTTAACCAAGGGTATCGCATCACAGCAATAGATGCGTTGGCTACCTTCGGGTGCTTTCGATTAGCTGCAAGGATCGGCGACCTAAAGCAAGAAGGTTATAACGTAGATAAAGTTATGGTCGAGACTGAATCAGGCGCGCGTGTTGCACAGTATTACAATCCATCAAGAGTTAGAGGGTAGATATGTATAAGCCTAAGCAAGTAGGATCAGCAGTCAGTAAGAATGTATGGGATGCTCACATCAGTAAGGCAGCTAGCTCTCCTGTCCAAGCACTTGAGTACAAGCGATCCAAGTATGAGTTGGTTAGCGATAAGGTTATTGCAGATAGGATTCGCAATGGCGATGCAGTAGGTCAACCCTACCTTCGCGGCTTGAGTAAAGAGCGCCTAAAGAAATTCCAATATCTTACAGAAGAAGACTTTCTAAAGTACGGCAAGCAAGAGTAGTGACGCTACGTCACATTGGATTGATCTAACTGCGCATAAGCAGTAGGTTACTATCAGAAAACAAAGGAGAAAGTAATGGAACGCAAGGGTTTCATAGGTGGTTCTGACTGCGTAAAAATAATGCAGGGGAACTGGTTAGGATTATGGCAGGTCAAGACAGGACGTGCTGAGTCAGAAGATTTGTCTCGCAACGTAGCTGTGCAGATGGGTGTGCATACAGAAGACTTTAATTTAAAATGGTTTGCTGATGAGTACGATGTAAAGCTATCAGGGTTTCAGAAGTCTTATAAGGATACGATTGGTGAAGTTCCAGTTAAGGGAACGATGGATGCTATGTGTAAGTCAGCTGATGATGAGATACAAATAGTAGAAGCCAAACATACTAATGCTTACAACACTTTAGATAAGGTTATCGACTATTACATGCCTCAAGTGCAGCTATACATGCACTTAGCTAATGCAAAGGGTGCGTATCTTTCTGTAATCTTTGGCAATAATAAGTGGGAGTCAGCGCATGTCAGCTACGATCAGAAGTATTTCGATTCTATGTGGGCAGTGGTGTCAGACTTCTGGGGTTACGTGCTACGCGATGAAGAGCCAGTTGGTAATGACCAGCCGATACAACTTGGGACTGACCAGATTAAGGTGGACGACATGGTCAAGCGTGACGCCACAACAGACAACCACTTTGTTGACGCAGCCCATACCTACAGCACGCTCGAAGCAGATGCCAAAGCATTTGAGTCAGCCAAAAAAGACCTCAAGCAAATGGTCGGTGATAACGAACGAGAGGTTTACTGTGACCAACTCGTAGTCAAGAGAGATAAACGCGGATCACTCCGCATAACAAGGAGAATATAATGAACGATGTTTTAACCAGTGGTTACTCCCCAACCAGTACCTTAGCTGTCAAAGCTTTGATAGCTGCTCAACAAGGCATGACTTCTGTAAAGAAAGATAGCATCAACCCACACTTCAAGAACAGGTACGCCTCGCTCGAAGCAGTGATTGACGCAACGTCAAAGGTGTTTCAGTCCAATGGCTTTGCAGTCATGCAGCCATGTGGCCGTGATGACCTCGGTGTATTCGTTGAGACAGTGCTGCTTCACACTACAGGAGAGCGCTTTTCAAGCAGGGTTTACCTAGCCCTTAGCAAACAGGACATGCAAGGTTTAGGTAGTGCTATAACCTACGCACGTAGATACGGACTGCTAGGCATGGCCTGCCTTGCGCCAGAAGACGATGATGGCAACGATGCAAGCAAGCCTTCAGTACAAGTTACTAAGGGTAAGTCATCAGAAGATTCCTCCGCACCGAGCGGGTGGTAAAGAAAGGGGGTAACTCCCCTTTTAATTTTAACTTAAACTAAGGAGCCAGAAGCATGGCAGATACATACGATGATACCAACAAGGGCGCAGCATTTACTCCGTTCCCAACGCAGTCACTTATCTTACAAGGTAGGATTAACGTAGATGGTGAAGGCAAGAAGGTCTTGTTAGTTAAAGACCAGACCAAGGATGGCAAGGCAGTTGTGGAAATGTATGAGAAGATTGGCGTGTTGTTTGAGAACGATAAGAAGGGCAACGAAAGTGCGCCTGACTATAGTGGTCCGATGGGCGAGACAAAGCGTATAGCAGGGTGGAAAAAGATGAAGGATGACAGGCCATACATGTCATTCCAAATCAGCGACAAGCTCCAAGGTGCTACTGCTGCACCACAAAGCCCCTTGTCAGATGACACCATACCGTTCTAAGGTAGGGATGTTCTCAACCGAAGCTCCTACTTCGGTAGTTACTCTCTCCTGACTTAACTGGGCAGCCTTCGGGCTGTCCTTTTTTAACTAACCAAGGAGTAGAAATGCAAGATAAAGATTTATTAATATGTATGAAAGCTTCACGACTCGGACTGAGTATGAAGGAAGCATCAGCATATTTCTCAATAGGCTATGATATAATAGAAGAGATAGCAGAGAAGTACGCTATTAAATTCGTATGCAATAGGAGAAGATCAAATGAAACAAGAGCAGAAGAACGCCGCGATAGAAAGAATGCAACGGCTGCTGCACTTAATGGTAGTCCAAGCCGAGAAGAGGGACAGAAACAACTTAAAACAACAGTTGGAAGAACTGTCAGCTCTGGTCGAGATCGTTCGAAGGAGTACATAAAGAAGAAGTTTAAGACGCTAATCGCTGGAGCAAAAACACAAGGGGAAAAGTACGAGATAGTATATGCTTATCTAATGC